TTCGGATGTTCGCGTCCCTGACAGACGAGGAATGACGGTCGGAGCCAGAACTGGTGTTGCGGCGTGCATTCGATGCCGTAGTGCCCGGCGCCCTGCACGACGATGGTCTTTGCGTTGCCGCGGCACTGCTTGCGGACGACGCGGCGCCAGCGCAGGCGGTGCGTCAGCACGACGTCGCCGACCCGGACGTCCTCGATCGGTACCTGGCCGCGCGCCGTCGTGACGAGGTGCCCCGCCGTGAAGCAGGACGGGCTCGCCCAGAGGAAGTCGACGCGCCCGCCGGGGACGAGGTCGGCCGGGACGGCCTCCTCGATGGACATCTGCTTGGTGTCGACGTCCGGGTGGTTCGCCTGCATCGTGTCGACGGCGACTCGCCAGTGGTTGATGGCGATGCCCTTGTGGCGCAGGCCGAGGCGTTCGAGCGCGAGCTCGAGACCGGTCGTGGCGCCGCCGGCGCCGCAGAAGAGATCGACGGTGTTGATTTCGCGGGGCTTCATCGCGCGTCCTCCGTTTCAAGGAACCGGCGGACGCCGGAGTAGGTGCCGGAGCGCACGACGGGCCCGAGGCCGATCGTCCAGTGCGGGCCGGACGGCTCGCCCCACTCCGGGTGCGCCGGCGCGAGCGAGGCGCGGCGGTAGTCCGGCCGGCGGACGAACTCGACGAGGACGGCGCACGAGTACGAGTCGAGGCGGTAGCCGGCGCGGTAGACGCCGACCGACGGAGCGCCGCGCCAGTGGTTGTGGGCGACGAGCTCGGGCACGCCGAGCGCGTCCCACTTCCGGCAGGAGAGGCTGTTCGCGTCGCGGTACTCCTCGCGCTTCTCGCCGGAGAGGATGAGATCGAGCCAGTGCTGGCGGATCGTGAGGTTGAAGACGGGGACGATCATCTTTCTAGCCTCCGTTGACGACGCCCGTGCCGGCCATTTCCGGCGTTCCGTAGCCGTGCCGCTCGCGCGGCGCGTCTTCTTCCGCGCGCTCCGTCCAGACGGTCGCGCGGAACGAGACAAACGCATTCATGTCGTCGAACACGAACTTCGAGCGGACGATGCGCTCCCCGCATTGGTCGAGCCGCTTGACGAGCTCGTCAAACAGTCCGCAAAATTCGCAAAAGACGTGCGCCTTGACCTTGTGCTTCATTTCGTTGCTCCTGGTTGTTTGTCGTTCATTTGCCCTTCATTTGCGGGATTCCACTTCGAGACCCCTTCCTGCTTCGCCTCCTCGAAGAGCCAGAAGTCGAACCCGGGCAGCCGTTCGCGGTCGGCGATCGCGTTGTACGCCTTCCACGCGGCGTTGCAGTCCTTGTAGAGGTCGCAGTTGCGTGGCGGCGCGTCGAGCGCGGTCTTCGCCTCGTCGAACGCGGCCTCGATCTCGGCGTTCTCGGCCTCCGTGTAGCGGTAGGACGTGAAGAACGCCAGGCCGCGGCGGGAGAGGTCGAGGAATTTCGCGAGCGCCTCGCGCAGCGCGAGGACGTCGCCGGTCAGGCGCACTTCGAGTGTTGGGGCTTTAGCCACGACGCGCCTCCTTTCCTTCCTGCGCCGGGGCGAAGAGCCAGTCGCAGATCGCCGTGAGGCTGTTGTGCTTCATCCACGCCGCATACGCCTCTTCCGCCGTAGCGAATCGGTCGCAGTTCCTCGGCGGCGCGGCGAGGGCGGCGTCGATTGATGTGATCGCGTCAATCGCCATCCCGGCGTCGTCGAGATTCGTCCATTCGCCTCGGTGATCGAAATAAAGTTTCGCCTTCATCAGCGCCTCGCGAGTCACGGCGGCGTTGCACGGAGCGCAGACGCGCATGACCGCGTACGCGATCTGCCGCGCGTCGTTGTCGTCGAGGGCGTCGCCGTCCTCGTATCCGTTCGCCCACAAGAGGAGCCATGCGACGAGCTCCGAGGGCGTCTTCGTTTCGTTGATCGTGCTAAGCATTGTCGGTTCCCTTTTCTTTCATCGTGGCGAAGAGCCATCCAGAAACGCAGCCCGGACCTCCTACTGTCTTTCGGAATTGTCCTACTTCGCATTTGTCGTTTCGGCAAAATGGAGTTTGTTCGCACATCTCGTCGAATGCACGCATAGCCTTTTTTGCCGTGAAGAACCGGTCGCAGTTTCTCGCAGGAGCCGCAAGGGCGGCTTTTCCTTCGTCGAGGGCGTTTGCCATGTCGGAAAACCCGCCGTTCTGCTTTTTGAGAAACTCGAACATCGCGTGGCACGCATCGTTCAGCGCGGCGCGCAACGCCGCCGCGTTGCCGGGCGTGGACTGCTTCTGTTTGATGGCGCATCCGAGAACGGTGTTAGCGGCTCCGTCGAGCATCGCTTCCAGTTCGCGAACGCGTGCGATATTCCCGTCGAGCATCGCGCGCATCTTCTTCGCTGCGATCTCGATGCGGTCGAGAAGTTTCGTGAAGTAGTCATCCTCGATTCCGAGCGCAAGAGAAATGCTCTTTCGCGTCGTCTTGCATTCGTCGCAGTCGAAACGGAGGTCGCACGACTTGCGATAATCGCACTCGTTGCAGTCGTGGACGGTATATTTGTTCCGCGCTTCCGCGAGGATCGCGTCGATCTCGTCCTGCGGCTTCCGCTCCATCGGAACCCAGGACGGCTCGTCGCCGGTCTGCGCGCGGACGAACGACGCGAGGTCGCCCCTGCCTTCCTTGTCGAGGCGGGAGGCCAGCTCGCGGCTCGTCGCGAGGAAGACGTTCTCGGCGCCCTCGAAGTGCGCGCGGACGAGCGAGAGCGCCGTGCGCAGGACGTCCTTGCCGAACGCATCGTCGCCGTCGCGCATTTTGCGGATCTCCGCGACCGGGTCGGCGACGCCGCTCCAGCCGTTCGGCTTCGCGACGGCCTTGTCGAAGGCCGCCTCGTCGAACTTCCTTTCCTCGCTCATCGCCGGTTCCTCCCGCGCTTGAGCTTGTAGTCGGGCAGCGGCACGCTGTCGCGGCGCGCCTGGCGCGCGAAACGGTCGCTCTCGCGGGCGGCGCGCTCGATGTCCTCGCCCCAGGTGGAGAGCCGCATGTAGACTTCGTCGTGACGCGCGAGGTGCGCGCGCTGCTCGGCGACGACTTCGGCCGGATCGCGGCCGTCGGAGATCGGCGTGCTATCCACGTGCGGCCTCCTCTCTCTCCAGCGCGGCGGCGTATGCCTCGAGGCCGCTGCGGAAAAGGCGCCGGACCTCCTTCTCGAAACGGTCGACCGGGAACTTGCCAGGGGCTTCCTCGGCGACTTCCGGCTGCTTCGCGATCTGGACTCCGGCGTTGAGCATCGTCGTGACGGTCAGAATGGCGCGCAGCTCGCCGGCGTCCGGCGTGCGGCTCGCGCCGAGCACGAGCCGGATGCGTACGCTCGGCCCGTCTCGCCTGGCGGTGACGACGATGCTCGTCCCCTCGAAGGAGTCGTCCGGCTGCGTGAGGTCAGACACCATCTCCGGCCTCCTTCCTGATCTTGTTCTTGTTCATCGTTTTCTCCGTGTGGTTGTTGTTGTTCGTTCGGTTCACTCCTCGCCGTCCTCGGCGAGGGCGTAGATCTGCTTCGCCCGTCCCTGCGTCGGGACGACGTTCTCGGTGATTTCGCCCGATTCGACGAGCGCGCCGAGCGCCTCGCCGATGAGCTTCCGGCGCCCGAGCTTGTTGTGGCGGAAGCGGTAGGTGATGTCCGCCTTCGTCGCCGTCCCGCCGCGCTCGCGCAGGAACGCGAGGATGTGCTGCGCGAGCCGGCTCTCGTCGGTGCCGCCCGTGTTGTCGCGGACGCGCTCGAAGAGCAGCCGGTTGTGCGCGCGCACGAACGCGGACGCCCAGGAGTAGCCGGCGACGGTGATCCGCGGCTCCTCCGCGTTCTCGGAGAGGGCGTACAGGAGCGCGAGCTTCTCGATCTTCTCGACCTCGCGCGCGCACAGCGCGTTCTCCGTCCGCGAGTCGGCGTCACCCTTCTGCGAGAGCTTCCGGCGCCGCTCGAAGTTGTCCTCGAAGAGCGCCTGCTGCGCCTGGCGCGCGCCGTCGCCGTCCATCTCGACGCGGACGAAGTCGCGGTCCGGGTCGAAGTCGTCGGCGTGGACGTTCTTGCCGCGGGCGAGCAGCTTCTTCGCGTGCGCGAGCACGGACGCTGGCGGCGTCTCCTCCTTGTCCGGGATGTTGTAGGACTCGAGCCGCGCGGCCTCGATCGCGATAAAGCGCCCGATGAGCCCCTCGCCGATCATGTCCGGCGTGAGCGTCTCGTAGAACTGCTCCGGCGTCGCGGAGCCGAGGATCGTGAGCGAGGGGCACGGGACGTCGTTCGGCAGCGAGTCGCCCCTGCGCGAGACGGCGCTCACGTCGCCGCGGCGCAGCGTTCCGCCGGCGCGCGAGTAGATCGTGAGCATCGCCTCGGTGAGGCCGTTCGAGAGCACGAGGGCGTCGCCGGTCGCGGAGAGCGTGCGGAACTGCTGCGTCAGCTCGTCCTTCTGGTAGAGCTTCACCGGGCACCGGCGCAGCGCGTCGATGAGGCCGGGGCCGCTCGAGAACTTGTCGCCCAGGCAGTCGAGGAGCCCGAGCCGGCGCGCCATCTCCTCGTTCGTCTCCTGCGGCGCGTTCTTGCCGATGCCTGTCGGGCCGATGGAGAGGATGTAGAGGTTCGGGTACGTGCCGCTCCGGGTGCGGTAGCGGCGGCCGGCGACGAGCGAGAGGAACGCGAGCGCGCCGGCGAACGCGAGCGGCAGGTTCGGGTAGTGCGCCTTGCGCAGCGTGTAGGCCGCGAGCGCGTCGACGAATCCCGGGATGGAGTAGAGCCGCGGGTCGACGGACGGCGCCTTCCTCGGCGGCTTCCGCTTCGGCTCATCCTCCGGCGCCGCCTCGCCATCCGCGGCGGCCGGGAGCGCGATCGGCGCCGGCGCGCCCGCGCCGGACGGGATGACGCGCAGCGGCGCGAGATCCTCCTCCGTCGCCCTGCCCCAGCCGTCGGCGAGGAGCGCCCGCGCGGCCGCGGTGTGGTCGCCGCCGTGCGCGAGGATCGTGTACACCTCGAAGGGCGAGTAGCCCTTGCGCTGCTCGAAGGGCAGCGCGTTGCTCGAGAAGACGTAGAAGCACACGCCGTTGAAGGTCGCGCTCGGGCCCTCCCCCTCCTTGCCGGGGCGCTTCCACCGCTCGTTGCCGCGGTCCATGCCGACGAAGGTCCAGCCGAAGTCCTCGAGGAGCTTCCTGAACGCGCCGCACTCCGGCGCGCGCGCGTTGAAGTCGTCGCCGGGGCGCAGCTCGAAGACGGTGCCGCTCCCGCCCGCGGAGGGAGCGGCCGGCGCCGCAGGCGCGCGGACGGCCCGCGTCGGCTCAGCGGCCTTGCGCCGGACGTCGAGCGCGCGCGCCGCGTCGAGCATCGCCGCGCGCTGGATCGGCGTGAGCTCCGGCACCTCCGCCAGGTCGCCCTGCTCCATCTCGTAGCCCTCCGTCGGCGCGCACAGGACGAGCCCGCCCTCGCCGCGCGTCTCGATGTAGACGACGGGCCGCGCGCCCTCCGCGTCCGCGGGGCCGTAGGCGAGCGGCTGGTTGCCCTCGCACGCCTCCGGGCAGCGCAGGTAGACGTGCCGCCCTCCGCTCTGCGTGCGCTCGACCGGCAGGCGCTCGAAGACGTCCGCGCCGATCTCCGCGACGACCGCCTCGCGCCAGGCGGGGTAGAACGCCGCCTTGTGATCAAAATCGATGCACTCCAGGCCGCCGGAGATCGCGCCGGTGAGGACGCACACCGCGTCGCGCGGCGTCGCGAACCACTCGCGCACCGTCGCCTCGTCCGGGAACTCCGTCTGGTAGCGCTTCCACCGCAGCGGCGGGAGCTTCTTCGCGCGCACCGCCGGCAGCGCGCAGAGCCCGGCGCCGATGTAGGCGAGCGCCGTCCCGACCTCGATCCTCTTCATTCCTTCCGTCCCTTCGTCAACGCGAGCCCCTCCGGCGCGTCGGCCGTGTCCATCGGCGCGATCGTCGGCACCTCGCCCGGCGCGGGGCGCCAGCGCGCCGCGCGGGCGGCGCTCGTGTCGCGGTTCCGGCGCTCCTCCATCGTCGCCTCGTACTGCTCGACCGTCATCCCGAGCCTGCGCGCGCGCGTCCGCCGCATCCGCAGGCGCGACTTCTCGCGCGCCTCGAGCGTCGCGCTTCCGTTCGTCGCGCGGCGCTCGCTCGGCAGCTCCAGCCACGCCAGGGCGCAGTCCTCGACGTTCTCGAGGCCGTCGACAGGCGCGAGGGGGCAGCCGCCGCAGCCGGCGCCCGCCTCCTCGCGCGAGACGGGGCAGAACGCGCGGAACGCGGCGATCCGGTCGCGCGCGTTGCGCAGCGCCTTCTCGTTCGGCATCCGCGCGCCGCCGCCGAGCGCGCGCCTGGTCTGCTCGAGCGTGCTCACGGCGCCGCCTCCCGGAAGCGCTCCGCGTAGCCGAGGGTCGCGTCGCGCTCCGCGCCGCGCGGCCCACCGTTGTGGATCCGCGCCAGGTCTTCGTCCGTCGCCTCGCGCCCGGCGCGGCGCTCGAACGCGGCGCCGTAGCGCAGGAGGTAGGCGCGCACGACCGCCGCGGCCTTCCGCGGATCGTGCATCTCCGCGAGCGTGTAGCTCGTACCGAGCGCCGCGTTGGCATCGGCGAGGTACGGCTCGCGGACCTGGTAGCGGCCGTAGGCGCCCTCGGCGAAGTTGATCGCCGTGTCGTTCGTGCCGCTCTCGACGGCGGCGAGCCGCGCAAGGAACTCCTCGCTCACGGTCGCCGCGATGGTGTAGATGCTCATCGTGCAGAGAACTCCGGCCAGGATCGCCTTCACTTCGCCTTCCCCTTCTTCGCCGCGGCCTGCTTCTCCGCGGCATTCTTCCCGTCGGAGGCGAAGATCGCGTCGAGGTCGGCGCTGATTGCGTCGCTCTTCGCGAGGACGCGCTTGAGCTTGTCCGCGTCGCCGATCGCGTCGAGGTACGTCTGGCGGCACGCCGCGCAGAAGCCGGCCCAGCGCTCGCGGTCCATCCGCAGCCCGCGCATCCACGCGCGGAAGAGGAACGCGACGATCCCGAGCGCGCGGCCGGCGAGGCGCATCGTGTCGAGCCAGCCGTCCTCCGGGTCGGCCGGCGCCGGGCATTCGAGCGCGGATAGCGAGAGCGAGGAGTCGACCGTGCACTTCCACGTGCGGCCGCCCGTCTCCTCCGCGATCTCGACGCCGAGCTCCTCGACGAGCTTGCCCGAGAGCAGCGCCTCGCCCAGCTCCGGCGTGTAGACGCTTCCGCCCTCCGGGAAGTCGAACGTGCTCTTCTCGTCCGTCGAGCCGCTCGCGAGCTTCGCCGTGCGGCGCGGGCGGACGAGCATCCCGCACTCCGGGAAGTAGCCGTCGTCCGGGACCGTGAAGCGCCGCGGGCCGTCCGCGCAGAAGACGAGGAGCCACGTCAGGAACTCCGCGCCGGCGCGCGACGGATCCGAGAACATCTCCGGCTGCCCCTGCGGGTGGAACGGCTCGCGCGGCTCGTGCGCGTACTCCGGCGGCGTCAGCGTCCCGGCCGTCACGGCGGTCAGCCCCGATCCGGGCGCGACCGCGAGGAAGAGCCCGGCGAGCAGGTCCATCTTCGACGAGCCCGGCGCGGCGTCGACGATCGCGACGCCCTCCGCGAGCGAGGCGAAGAGGTCGACCGCCGAGTACGCGACCGGCGCCTTCTCCTTCATCTTCTTCTCGAGTTCCCGCTTGATCTCCTTGCGCTCGCGCGCCAGGAGCCCGCGGCAGTAGACCGCCTCCTGCGCGCGGACCTCCTCGCCGATCTTCGCGCGCAGCGCGGACGAGGCGACCTTGCGCTCCGCCTGCGTCGCGCGCAGGTGGATGATGTCGGAGCCGACCGTGCAGCTCGTCGGCAGAAGCTCGCGGTCGCCGTCGAAGTCCGGCGAGCAGAAGCCCGTCGCCGGCTCCGTCTTGATCTGCTCGTCCGGCACGACGAACGCGACCTCGCGCGCCCGCTTGATGAATCCCGCGGCCCTCCGGCCGCCTTCGCGCGGAATCTCCGCCTCGTCGAACTTGAGCGCCGTTGCGCGCCCGATCTTGTTGCTTGCCATCGTGTGTGTTTCCTTCTGTGTTGCGCCGTTCGCCTAGAACGGCAGATTGTCCTCGTCCACGTCCCACGGGTCGGCCGGCGCCTGCGCCGCCGGCGCCGCCGTGGCGGGGTCGTCGCCCTCCCACGCGTCGCCGCGCTCCGCCGTGGGCTCCGGATTCTCGAGCGCCGCGTACGTCTCCGGCGCGAGCTCGCGCCGCGTCTTCGCGTCGAGCGACCAGTCGACGACCGAGACGTACTTCTCGCCGGGCTTGCGCTCGACCGTCACCTGGCGCACCGCTCGCGTCCAGCCGGCGTCGAAGAGCGCAACCGCCTCCTCGCAGGTCGCCGGCACCGGCGCGCCCGGCGCGTGCTTCTTCCACCAGCTCTCGAACTTGTTGCGCGGGAAGCTCCGCGCCGGATGCTCCACGCAGAGCCACTCGCGGTAGTTGCGGTTCGGCCCGATGTAGTACGTGATCTGCACCGTCGGCGGCTTCGGCGCGTCGCCCTTCTTGAGCCGCTTCTCGTGCCTCTCCCAGAACTCGCCCTTCACCTCGGCGACGTCCGCGAAGCCCTCGTCCGCGAGGATCGAGGCGCCGCTCGCCGCGCCGTAGACGCCGCCCGCCATCTCGCGCGGGCCGCGCTCGACCTTCGGCATCTCCGCGCCGCACTCCGGGCACGTCTCCGCCTTGCGCGGCACCGGCGCGTCGCACTTCGGGCACCGCCGCCAAGTCTCGCGCGGTCCCGTGCCCTTGCGGATGTCGATCGCGTCCACCGGGCCGTGCCGGAGGATGTTGTCCGCGTAGTCGAGGACGAGGCAGTCCTTCTTCCCCTCGCACCGGCGGAACCCGCGCCCGACCATTTGCACGTAGAGCCCCGTGCTCATCGTGGCGCGCGCCAGGACGACGCAGTCGCAGTTCGGCGCGTCGAAGCCGGTCGTCAGCACTCCGACGTTGCAAAGGTACTTGAGCGGCTTCTCCGTCTCCGCTCCGAAGAGGTCGCGCGAGACCTCGCCGCGGAAGCGCCGCAGGATCTCCGCGCGCTCCGAGGGCGGCGTCTCGCCGGTGAGCACGGCGCTCTCGCCGAACTCCGCGAGCCGCTCCGCCATCTCGCGCGCGTGGTCGACGCCGGAGCAGAAGACGAGCACCGACTTGCGGTCCGCCGTGCGCTTCGCGACGTCGCGCACCGTCTCGAGGACGACGCCGCGCGCCCCCATCGCCGCGGCCGCCTCCTCCGCGACGAACTCGCCGCCGCGCAGGTGCAGGCCCTCGAGCTTCGCGCCGGCGTCGTGCGTCCGGCTCGTGAGCGGAGAGAGCCAGCCGCCGTCGATGAGCGCCCGCACGCCGATCTCGTAGCAGACCTCCGTGAGGATCTTGCCCTCGCCGCAGATGAGGCCGCCGTCGAGCCGGAAGGGCGTCGCCGTGAACCCCGCCACGCGCAGTCGCGGATTCGTCGCGCGCAGCGACGCGAGCAGCGTGCGGTATTGACCTTCGCCGTCGGGCGGGATGAGGTGCGCCTCGTCGACGATGCAGAGGTCGATCTTGCCGAACTCGTCGAGGCGCCGCACGGCGCTCTGCACGCCGGCGACGACGATCGGCTCGTCCGTGTCGCGCCGTCCGAGTCCGGCCGAGTGGATCCCGACCGGCACGCCGGGGCACAGCGCGCGGATCTTCGCCGCGTTCTGTTCCAGCAATTCTTTCACGTGCGCAACGACGAGGACGCGCCCGTGCCACTCCTGGACGGCCGTGCGAGCGACCTCCGCGAGGACGACGCTCTTGCCGGCGCCCGTCGGCAGCACCGCGCACGGGTTCGCCTCCGGCTTCGTCGCCAGGGACCAGAGCACCGCGCGCACGGCGTCGAACTGGTAGTCGCGCAGCGTCACGCGCGGCCTCCTTCCGGGTGCTCCTCGCGCCACGTCCCGTGCTTCGCGAGCCGGAACCAGCGGAAGCGCACGAACGGGAACCGCGCGCGGCACGTGAGGAACGCGAAGCGCGTGCGGTTCTCGCTCGGGTACTCGAACGCGCCCTTCACCTCGAAGCAGGTCGGCGCGCCCGTCTCCTGGTCGATGAGGAGCCAGTCCGGCGTGTACGCGCCGCCCTCGACGTGGAACGTGAGCGCCTCGTAGAGGCCGGCGCTGCCGAGTATCTCGCGGTTGAAGCGCGCCTCGGTCTTGTTCGGCTCGCGCCGCCGCATCGCGGCCCGCACCTTCTTCGGCGCGGCCTCGACGCGCGTCGGCGCGGCCGGAGCCGCGTCGTCGCGATGGCGGAGCAGCGGCGGGAGGTCCGACGCAAAGTCGGCGGGGCCCCACTCCGGACAGGTCGGCGCGAACGCTTTGTTCGAGCAGATCGGCGCGGCCGGGCGCGCGGGCTCGTGGCGGGGTTCCGACCCCGCCACGGCTCCGCGCAGCTGGCGCTCCGCCTGCTCCCGGTAGGCCGGGGGCAGGTCCTCGAGCGTGATGTGCCGTCCGTGGCGCGCCATCGCGGAGCCCTCCTAGAACGGCGCCGGGATCCCGGCCGAGGGCGTCGCGGCGGCCGCGGGGGCCGGAGGCGGCGGGGCCGCCACGCGCACCGGCGCGCCCGGCTTCTGCGCGAGGCGCAGCGCGCCCGGCGTCTTGTCGAAGTCCGGCACGCCCTTGAGCTCGTTGCGGTCGTTGTCGTTGAGGTCCTTCGAGACCGCGAGCTGCACCGCGACCGGCTTGTTGTAGAGCTGCGCGACGTCCAGGCCGCGGCTCGCGTCCACGCCGCACGCGATCGCGAGGCGCTTTAGGAGGAAGAAGCCGAGCAGCGTCTTGCCGTCCTTTTGCGGGGTTCCGTTATCGTAGGCGTAGACGAGGTTGATCCAGGTGCGCTTGCCCTTGAAGGGGGCGTCGCAGCCCTCGAGCTGGAGGCCGAGCATCCGGCCGCCGCTCTTCGTCTGCTTGTCGTTGTCGCCGACGACCATCACGGTGTGCGTGCCGGCCGGGAACGCGAACGAGCCGGCGCCCGTGTCCTCGACCGCGTCGAAGTTGGTGGAGATGAAGGTGGACATTGTGTCTTTTCCTTGTTATTGGTTGTTCTGGTTCTGGTTCGCCGCGCCGGCGTCCGTGCCGGTCGCGGAAGGGGGAGCGGAGGGGGGCGGGGCGGGCGTCTCCGCCGCGGGCGGCGGGACGTAGCCCGGCAGGTACGGCGCGAGCTCCGCCCAGGAGAGCGGGAGCGTCTCCGGCAGGCCGTAGCGGTTCTTCGCCGTCACGGCGGGCGAGCCCGTGCAGGTGAGCAGCCGGTCGCCGCCGGGCTCGAAGCCGAGCCCGCTCGCCTTCTTCGTTTCCTTGTCCGTCCGCATCGCGCGGGAAGCGAAGAGCACGGCGTCGGCCCATTCGTTCATGTGGCCCATCGCCTTCTCGTGCAGGCGCGGCGTGAAGGCGTTGTAGTCGTCGCCCGCGGGGTTGCGGACGTTCGCGATCTTCGCGTGCGCGATGCAGACGATCGTCATCCGGTGCTTCTCGCGGATGAGGTCGAGCGCCGACGTGAACTTCTCCCAGCGCGTCAGGGCGTAGATGTAGCCCTTTGCGTAGCCGAAGTCCTCGATGCTCTCGATCGTCGGCTTCGTGCGCTTGCCCTCGGCGACCGTGTCCGCCCAGATCAGCTTCTCGAGCCAGTCGAGCGAGTCGATCGCGAGCGTGCGGTGGCCCTGCGGGTCGTTGTAGACCGCGCGGAGGCAGTCCATCACGTCCGCGAACGAGCGGCAGATGTCGAACGCGTCCGCGTCCGGCACGCTCGCGAGCCCGTCCTCCGTCGGGACGAACAGCGGATCCGGCGCGGACGCCGCGAGCGTCGTCTTGCCGATGCCCTCGGTGCCGTAGACGATGAGCCGCGCGGGATCCTTCGCGCCGCCCCGTTTCCTGATGGTGGTGTCCATCGTGTGTGTTTCTCCGTGTTGTTTCTTGTGTGTCGCCCCGTCCCGCGCTACTCGCGCGAGCCGGGGAAGTCGAGGGTCCGAAGTCCGGCGTACTCGGGCGGCTCGGGCCAGGTGTCAGTCCCGATGCACACGGCGAGCCGCTCCATCGTCGCCTCGTTCTCCCGCTCCGCGCGGTCGAGCGCCCAGGGCGCGACGCGCCAGACGCCGCAGCGGAACGGCTCCGCCTTCTCGCACGCGACGATCGAGCAGGGAATGTCGCGCCCGCCGTTGCCCAGGAGCAGCACGCGCAGCACGGCGCGGTAGAACGCGAGCTGCTCGATGTAGCCGTAGTCGCGCGCGTCCCACTCGAAGCGGTCGAGGTCGCGGCAGGTCTTGTAGTCCGTGATGCCGAAATCGCGCGTGAGGTAGTCGATGCGGATCTGGCACTCGAAGCCGGCGTAGTGGACGCGCGCCACGCGCTCGGCGACGCCGCCGCGCACGCGCCGCCGCGCCTCGTCGTTGCCCTCGACCGCGCGCTTCATCGCGAGCATCGCATCGAAGTCGCGCGCCTCGACGACCTCGCGCGGCGCGACCGAGGCGAGGAAGTTCTGGTACTCCTTCGTCGCGCTCCCGAACGGCTTGCCCGTCTTCGGGTTGACCGGACGCGCCTCGTCCGTCGTGTAGCGGTCCTCGAACGCCTCGATCCCCTCGAGGACGAGTGCGTGCGCGGCGCGGCCGAACGCGAGCGCCGGCGAGTCCTCGTCGCGCGCCGTCCCGATCCGCCAGCGGTGGAACGCCGCCGGCGAGCGCCGGAAGCGCGCGAGCGCGTGGCTCGAGAGGAACTCGCCGCGGCGCGCGGCGGCGTGGTACTCGTTCTCCGGCACCTCGAGCAGGTGCGCGGCGAAGTTCTCCGGCAGCGGCGCCGGAAGGTCGAACTCGGTTTCGTTCATCGTTTCTCCGTGTGGTTGTGTGGTTGTGTTTCGCTAGCGGCGGCGAATGGCCGCGAGGCCCTCGTCGCCGAGAAGGTATCGCGCGAGCGCGAGGTCGGCCGGATCCATCGGGAGGCCGAGCCGGAGCGCGTCGCAGACGTGCCGCACGTCCCCGTAGAGCTCGCGCGTCTCCTTGAGGTCGGCGCGCGCGTAGTCCAGCGCAAGGAGCGCGGCGACGAGGCCGAGCGCGAGAAGCGCGCAGAGGATGCAGAGCGCTACGAGCATTTCGCCGCCCTCCTCGCCTCCGAGCGGTCGAGCTCGTCCAGGAGCGACCGCAGCTCGCGCTTCGAGTCCCGCACGGCCGCGAGCGCCGCGGCGCGCCGCTCCGTGCCCTGCATGTGCGCGACCGCGCGGTAGCATTCGTCCGCGTCGAGCGCCTTGCGCGCCGCCAGGCGGAGGCGCGTGAGATTCAGTTCGGCGAGGGCGCTTGCGAGGCTCATTGCGCCGCCCTCCACGCCGCGCAGACCGTCTCGAGCCCGAGGCCGATCTCCCAGCCGAACGCCGTGCAGCGCGAGACTCCCGCATCCGCGCAGCACGAGCAGCACCGCGAGCGCGAGAACGCGCGAACGAGCCGCACGCCCTCGACCGGCGCCGCCGGCGGCTCCGCCGGCGCCTTCCTCGAGTCCTGATGGCGGGGCTCCGTCCCCGCCTGCTTCCGCACGCCGGCGAACTGCTCCGCGTGGCGCGCCTCCTTTCCCTCGAGCCACTCCGCGACCGTGAGGCCGGAGCGGCGCGCCGCCTCCGAGCGGTAGCGGTCCCGCGCCGCGCGGGCGTCGCGCTCGCGCTTCTGCGCGTCCGTCGCGTAGATCCGGACGCCTGTCCGCGCCAGGGGCGGATGCTCCACGCCGAGCGTCGCGCAGACGGCCGCGCGCACGAGCGCAGACACGCTCGTCCCGCGCTGCGCAGCCTCCGCGCGGAGCCTCCGCGCGACGGCCGGCGCGAGCGTCACGCGCACCTCCGAGAGGGTCCTGCTCACGTCCGCATCCTCCTCGGCAGCGCCGAGTCCGGCACCACCTCGAAGAGCGCGAGGATCGGCTTCGCGTGCCAGATCCGGCGCTCGCCGACCTTGCGCGAGTAGCACTCCAGGTGCTCGCGCCGAGCCCACTTGTCGAGCTGGCAGTCCGTGAGGCCGAAGAAGAAGCAGAGCTCCTCGTCGGTCCACGTCGGCAGCGCGAGCAGCAGGCGCTTCGCCTCGACGCTCTCCGGCGCCACGCTCGGCACCTCGCGCTTCACGGCGCGACCTCCGGCGGGATCGGCACCCGCTCGCACAGCTCCGGGAACTCCGCCCGAAGCGCCTCCGCCTCCGGCGACGTGTAGCGATCGCCGTCCGTCTGGATCCGGATCGCCGCCGCGCGCACGCGCTGGTAGTCCATCCCGAGCCAGTCCGCGACCTCCTTGAGCCCCGCCGTCTTCACTTCGCAGCTCGGCGGCGGCAGGCGCCAGATCCGCGCCCTCCCCGCCGGCTTCTCCGCTTTCGTCACGATCGGCATCTACTCTGCCTCCTGTTCTTCGATTTCCTCGTTCCTGCGGGCCGCCGCGCGAATCTCCTGCCGCCGGCGCTCCCGCGTCCGTTCCTTCGCCCGCGCATTCGCGAGCGCCTTCGCCTCCTCCTCGCGCAGCCGGAGGTACTCCGTCCGGAAGCCGTGCGAGAACTCGACCTCGGCCGCGACGTAGTCCGCGAGCACGACCGCCGCCGCCGCCCTCGCCGCGACCGCGCGCACGTAGGCCCTCTCGGCCTCCGCGCACGCCAGGTCGTAGCCGTCGAGCGAGTCCGGGACGATCCGGCCGCGAGCGTCGCGCTCATGGCTCATCCCAGGGCCCTCTCGAGCCACGAGAGCGCGAGCATCTCGACCGTGACCGCGATGCAGCAGATCCCGAAGCGGCTCGTCGCCACCGGCCGCACGCCCTCGCGCCAGAGGCGCAGGGCGAAGGCGCGCGCGCTGCTACGCATTCTCGGCCTCACCTTCCTTCGCGGCTTCGGGCAGGAGCTCGTTCGCGGCGAGCTTCGCGTAGTCCTCGGCGACGAAGACGCCCTCGCGACTCGCGAGCGCCGCGAGCACGTCGTCTGGCGACTTGCGGACGCCGACAGAGCGGAGCAGGACGCTCGCCGTCGTCGCCGTCGCGCGCGCCTTCGCGAGATAGCCGTCGCCGATCGAGAGGTCGCTGCGCGCGTTTTCGAGCAGCGTCGCGAGAGAGCCGCGCACCGCGGCCATCTCGTCCGCCGAAAAGGCCGGTGGCGCCTGGTTCTTGTCTTCGTTGTTCATCGTGTTTCCCTGTGGTTGTGGTTGTGTGTTCGGTTCTGGTTTCGCCATCGGCGGCTCCTGCCGCCGGAAGAAGCTCGCGTGTCTCTCCACGCCGTCACCGTCCCGCACTGCGATCACGGTCTCCGCTCCTAGGCACGACGCGGTGCAACGCGTCGCCACGTGCGTCCGGCCGGTCGCGGGATGCGGACGCCGCGCGCCGGCCGTTCCCGCGCGCTACGGAGGCGTGAGAGGGCCTCCCGTCCGACGATCCGTGCAGGTATATCCCCCCCCCCCCCACCTGCTAGGCGGTGGCTACGTACACGGGACAGCGAGGCGAGCTGCTTGATCGTCCCGTGCGCTGGAGGTTCTTCGCGTCGCGCCGCGTGCCTGGTTCGCCGGCCGGCGCGGCCGGTTTCGCCTGCGTCTGCGCGCGAGTCCGTCGACACGCGCCGATCTGCATTCGCTCGCGCCGTCGCGCTCTCGCGCTCCGACGCGAACTCGGCGGCTACTTGCGCCGAAGACGTCTTTCCGTCCGGCCCCGCTGTTGTTTGGCTGCTCCCCGCGGTCGGGATCCGCGCCGTCGCGAACGGCGCGGCTATTGGAGCCCCCTCCGGGAACGCGCCCAAGTTTTTGGCTTGGTTCGGCACATCCAGAGCGAATCCGGCTAGGGGCATGAGTTGCGCCGCGCCGCTCTCGACGCGGAAGAGAAGGAGCGCCACGCCACGCGCCGCCCTCGCGCCCCTGTGATCGGGGCGCGGGGCGCAGAGCGCGAAGCGGCGGATGGCGTGGCGAATCATCGGGGACGAGGGTCTAGAACCTTTCCGAAGAAAAAAAAGAGAGACGGAGCTACTTCGTGAAGGAAGGGTCTAGACCCTTTTCGAGCAAAAAAGAAAGCGCCTTCTTGAAGGACAGCTTCTTCTCGCGTGCCACGCGCTTGACGCGCATCCAGAGGTCGAGGGGGATGATCATCGTTCACGCCCCCCTCTCGCGCTTCTTGGCGCGCTTCTCTTCGTTCTTGCGGACGATCGACGCGATGCGCGCGTAATCCTCCGAGGACAGCTCCACGTTCTTCGTAGCGCGTTCGAGTGCGGCGACCGCCTCGTCGTTCCAGGTGCTGCCGTTCTTCGCGGCGAGCTTCTCGAGCTGGACCTTCGTTCGGACCTTGATCGCAAGGCCGACCTTGATCTTGTCGACGGCAACTTCGTTGCTCATGTTGTGACTCCGTTTCTCGGGGCGGGGGTGGTTTCGCATCAGCGTGCGCCCCTTGTGTCGCGCTGACGAGGCGTAGAATAGCACAGGGTCTAGACCCTCCACAAGCAAAAAAGTGATATTTATTGAAAATAATTTTTATATTGTGTTGAAGCGGCGTTTCCGAAGATATTGCCCCCTTTCGCGCAATTCGACCGCAAAAACTTTCGCTAGAATGGCCCGCGCTATGGACATCCGCTGCCCCTACTGCGACTCCATCCTCGACGTGTCGGACGATCTCATCGAAACGATGATCGAATGTCCGGGCTGCCACCGTCCGTTCGTCGCGCTTCCTCCGCGCCTGCCGACGCCGCCACTCGCGAAGCCGGCCCCGACCTTCGGCGAGATCGCGAAGCAGACAAGCGAAGCCGCCAAGTCCTGCTTGGTCGCGATCCTTCTCCTCCCGCTCCTCGGCGTCTGCATCTTCATCCTCTACACGATTTTCTTCCACTAGCCCGAACCGTCGCGCGCCGCGCAACACAAACCGCAACACACACACCCTCTTCCGGCACTTCTCGGCCGCTCTCGGCGCCGCTCGACGCTCCTCGGCAAAACGCACAAAACCACCTTCCACACTGCCTAACGTGAAAACCTAGCCGCCAGAGCGCTTTCCGCGCGCATTCGACCCGACTCGGTTCGTAATGCGCGGGTCGGGGGTTCAAGTCCTCTTGCTGGCTCCACGTCAAGGACCCGGGAAGCGCCGCGCGCCTCCCGGGTCCTTCCTTTCGCCCGCGGCGGGCGCTACTGCGCGGGGAGCGCGAGGGGCGGGGCCTTGAGGTCGGTCCAGAGCGTGCCCTCGCCCGCGTGCAGGACGCGGACGGAGAGCTTCTCCGGGAGCGAGTCGGCGAAGGCCAGGTCCGCCAGCGTGGCGGGGTCCCGGA